GAATGGCGCAAGCTCATCCAGTCCGATCGGCGGGGCCGATATCGGCTCAACATCAAGTTCTCCTGATCCCCCACCACGAAGCCCGGTTTAGCCGGGCTTTTTGCTTTCAACGGCCTGGCTCGTCTGATCCGTATCCCCCAGCCATCCCCCTGGGCTTGGGAAAATCCTCCTATTTCATCCCCTCACGATCCACTTTCCGTCCTGACGACGCAGTTCTGATCCTTCGCCATCCTCTCCGCAGGTTTTCGACTGGAACCGAAGGACAGACAGATGGCTACGAAACACCTCAACCAAATTGATCTGGCTGCGCGCTGGAACATCTCGCACCGCACGCTCGAGCGGTGGCGCTGGACGGGCGAAGGCCCACGCTTCGTCAAGCTGGGCGGCCGGGTCGTGTACCGGCTCGAGGACATCGAGGAGTACGAGCGCGAGCAGATCCGCGCGAGCACTGCCCGCACCTTCGCCAATCCTGCGGCGTGAGGGGCGCGGCGATGAGAGATTCCAACCGCATTTCACTTGACGACCTCGGGCTTATGCCGATCGGCGACATCGCCGCTTTGGCCGCCGAGCAACTGGCGCTTCTGCAGGAGGAAGCCGGCGAGCGGTTGCGCGCCGCCGAGGCTGTTAGCGAGTGGCTCAACGGGGCCATTGCGCTCAAATACACCGACCGCGCCGCCATGGCGCGCCTCGAGGCTGCAAAGGACACCGGCACGGTGCGCCTTGCGGACGAGGATGGCGTCGTCGTTGCCGTGACCACGCCCAAGAGGGTCGACTGGGATCAGCATGTCCTGGCTGCGCTCGTCGATAAGATCAGAGCCGCCGGCGGAGACCCTGCCGAGTACGTCAGGACGAGGTTCGACATTACCGAGCGCGCTTACGCGGCCTGGCCTTCCCACATCCGCAAGATCTTCGAGCCGGCCCGTACCGTTCGCGCTGGCAAGATGACCTTCAGGCTCATTCGAGCCGGGGAGGAATGACGTGACCCTCCCCATCATCTCAGCCGATCAGCGGCTCGCCGAACCGCGCGGCATCAAGGGGGCGATTTTCGGCAAGTCCGGCATCGGCAAGACCAGCCTGCTGTGGACGCTCGATCCAGCCACCACGCTCTTCATCGATCTGGAGGCGGGCGACCTGGCCATCGAAGGTTGGCCCGGCGACAGCGTCCGACCGCGTACATGGGCCGAGTGCCGCGACTTCGCCGTCTTCTTCGGTGGCCCAAATCCGGCGCTCCGGGACGACCAGGTCTACAGCGAGGCCCACCACGCTGCAGTGTGCGATCGCTTCGGCGATCCGGCGGCGCTGGACCGCTACCAGACCATCTTCATCGACTCGATCACCGTTGCGGCCAGACTTTGCTTCCAGTGGTGCAAGGGTCAACCGGAAGCCTTTTCGGAAAAGACCGGCAAGCCCGACATCCGCGGCGCCTATGGATTGCACGGGCGCGAGATGATCGCGTGGCTCACCCATCTGCAGCACACGCGAGCGAAGAACGTCTGGTTCGTCGGGATCCTCGACGAGAAGCTCGACGACTTCAACCGGCGCGTCTTCTCGGCGCAGATCGACGGGTCGAAGACCGGCCTCGAACTCCCTGGCATCGTCGATGAAGTCCTGACGATGGCTGAGATCAAGGACGAGGCCGGCACGCCCTACCGCGCCTTTGTGTGCCAGACCATCAATCCCTGGAACTTCCCCGCGAAGGACCGCTCGGGCCGGCTCCTGTCGGTCGAGGAGCCGCATCTCGGCCGCCTCATGGCGAAGATCCGCGGGCCGGTGAAACCCGCTTCCGAGCGGCTCGACTACCGCAGCCCATCACCGGCTGCCGCCCCGACCACGGCCACCCCCACCCAATCCGAAAACGCCTGAACGAGGAGAGCCCAGTCATGTCTGGATCCTGGAACGACTTCAACGACGCCAAGCAGAACACCAATATCATCCCCAAGGGCACGCTGGCCAAGGTCCGCCTGACGATCCGCCCGGGCGGTTTCGACGATCCCGCGCAGGGCTGGACCGGTGGATACGCGACGCGCGGAGCGACCGGTTCGGTCTACCTCTCGGGCGAGTTCACGGTGCTCGAAGGGCCCTATGCCCGACGGAAGATCTTCACACTGATCGGGCTCTACAGCCCGAAGGGGCCGGATTGGGCAAACATGGGCCGTAGCCTGATCCGCGGCATGCTGAACTCTGCGCGCGGCATCTCGGACAAGGACATTTCTGCACAGGCTCAGGCTGCCCGCCGCATCAGCAGCTTCGCCGATCTCGACGGGCTCGAGTTCGTCGCAAAGGTCGACATCGGCACAGATACCAATGGCGACGAGAAGAACGAGGTTCGCGCGGCCGTGACGCCGGACCACAAGGAATACGCGGCCATCATGGGCGCGGCCGGTACCGTGCCGCCGACGCAGCCACAGGCTTTCACCGCCCAGTCCTCGATGCCGCAGCCGGGCGTGCGCCCCTCCTGGGCACAGTGAGGGGTACGCCATGCTGCTGCGCCCCCGCCAGAAGCAGTTCGTCGAGCGCAGCGTCCGCGCGCTCGGCGAGCATGGAAACACCCTCGGCGTCGCCCCGACCGGAGCGGGCAAGACGATCATGCTCTCTGCGGTCGCGGGGCGCATGGTCGCAGAGACCGAAGCCAAGGCCTGCGTGCTTGCCCATCGCGACGAGCTGACAGCCCAGAACCGCAGCAAGTTCGGTCGAGTCAACTCGAGGATCACGACCTCGGTCGTCGACGCCAGGGAGAAATCCTGGGGCGGACAGGTCACCTTTGCGATGGTGCCGACGCTGTCACGCGCCGGCAATCTCGACCAGATCCCTGCGCTCGACCTCCTGGTGATCGACGAGGCGCATCACGCGGCAGCGGACAGCTATCGGCGCATTATCGATACCGCGCTCAAGCGCAATCCGATGTGCCGCATCTATGGTGTTACCGCCACGCCCAACCGCGGCGACAAGCGCGGGCTGCGCCCGGTGTTCTCGAATGTCGCCGACCAGATCCGGATCGGGGAGTTGATTGCCTCCGGCCACCTCGTGCCACCGCGCACCTTCGTCGTTGATGTGGGCGTCCAGGATCAGCTTACCAAGGTGCGCCGCACGGCCGACGATTTCGACATGGCCGAGGTCGATGCAATCATGAACCGCTCGCCGGTGACGGAAGCGGTCATTCGCCATTGGCAGGAGAAGGCCAGCGAGCGCCAGACGGTAGTGTTCTGCTCGACCGTCGACCACGCCCGCAACGTCACTGGCGCTTTCAGCGCGGCGGGCATCGCCGCAGGGTTGATCCACGGCGACATGGGCGATGCGGACCGCAAGGCGACCCTGGACGCCTATGGCGCCGGAAAACTCAGCGTGGTGGTCAACGTCGCAGTCCTGACCGAAGGCTGGGATCATCCGCCGACGAGCTGCGTCGTGCTGCTGCGGCCGAGTTCCTTCAAGTCGACGATGATCCAGATGGTCGGCCGAGGCCTGCGCACGGTCTCGCCCGAAGAGCATCCCGGCATCGTCAAGACCGACTGCATCGTGCTCGATTTCGGCACCTCGACGCTGCTGCATGGATCGCTGGAGCAGGACGTTGACCTGAACGGCCATGAGCCCTCCGGCGAGGCACCAACAAAGGATTGCCCCGACTGCGGCGCCGTCGTGCCGCTTGCCACCACTGAGTGCCCGCTGTGCGGCCATATCTGGGAACGCCCTGAAGGCGGCGAAGCAACCCCGCTTGGCGACTTCGTGATGTCCGAGATCGACCTCCTGAAGCGGTCGAGTTTCCGCTGGTGCGATCTCTTCGGCGACGATGCTGCGCTTGTCGCCAACGGCTTCAACGCCTGGGGCGGTGTCTTCTTTCTGGGTGGCCGCTGGTATGGCGTCGGCGGCCTGCAGAAGCAGCGCCCGCATCTGCTGGCGCTGGGCGAGCGCACTGTGTGCCTCGCGGCAGCCGACGATTGGCTCAACGAGCATGAGAGCGACGAGAGTGCCCACAAGACGCGTCGCTGGCTGAACGAGCCTCCGACCGGCCGGCAACTCGCATTCCTGCCGGCCGAATACCGGCAGGACTTCGGGCTCACCCGCTACCAGGCCTCGGCGTTGCTGTCCTTCCGCTTCAATCGAGATGCCATCCGCTCCCTCGTCTTCGGGGCCGCCGACGCTGATCCCGAGGCACTGATCGGAGCGGCGGCGTGATGGGAGGTGCTCATGATCACGCCCGTCTCCGATCGCCTGCGGCTCTGGCATCCCCACGGGACACTCTGCGCCGTGTGTCGGCGGCCAGCTCGTGGCTTTGGCTGGTCCGACCCGGTGCGGTCCAAGCAACCGCGCCCCTCGGTGTGGTTCTGTTCGATGGCCTGCCAAGGCTTCTGGACGCGCTTGGCGCGGGAGCGCTGGGCCATGGTTGACCTCACCGAACACGAGAAGGCGGCGATCCGCGCCGCCATGAAACCGGTTGCCGAAATTATGGAGGAGATCGGCTGGCACGCGTGCCTCTCCGACCTCTCAGAGGCGCAGGTGCTGACCCTCATCGAGGTCGCCGTCGGCGGCTTTCAGGACGCCATGCACGGCATGGCGGCGAGCGTCGATGCAGAGGTGCCGTTCTGATGCTCGACTACAATCACCGCGCCACCTGCGCGGAACACATCAACACGGTCATCGACGAGGTGATCGTCGCTGAGCGAGCGGCAATCGCGCCACGAACCTATCTCGGGGGTTCTCGCCTCGGGCAGGCCTGCGAGCGCGCCCTTCAGTTCGAGTTCGCTGGAGCTTCGAAGGACGAAGGCGCCGATTTCGGCGGGCGGACACTGCGGATCTTCGAGATCGGACACGCGCTCGAAGACCTCGCGATCCGGTGGCTGCGCGGTGCCGGGTTCGATCTCTACACCCGCAAGGGCAATCACCAGGACGGGGAGCAATTCGGCTTCTCTGCCGCCGGTGGACGTATTCGCGGGCATGTCGACGGGATCATCGCCTCCGCACCAGAGCCGCTGCAGATCAAGGTTCCCGCGCTCTGGGAATGCAAGACGATGAACGCGAAGAACTGGCGCGACACCGTGGCCAGGGGTGTCGTTCTGGCAAAGCCCATCTACGCGGCGCAGATCGCGCTCTACCAGGCCTACATGGAAGCACAGGTGCCGGGCATGTCCGCCAATCCGGCACTGTTCACCGCCATCAACAAGGACACCGCCGAACTCCACCACGAGCTCGTACCGTTCGACGCAGGGCTGGCCCAGCGCATGAGCGACCGCGGCGTGCGGATCCTGCAGGCAACGGACGCAGGAGAGCTGCTCCCCCGCATCGCCACGACGCGCGATTTTCATGAGTGCCGGATGTGCCCCTGGGCGAATCGCTGCTGGGGGCTGCCGGCATGAGTGAGAACAAGGTCGTCTCCCTCGATGCATGGCGGGATTTCAACGATGCCGCCCCGCAAGCAGATCCCTTCGATATCGAGCCGGATCCCGAGCAGCTCGCGATCTTTCTCGACGTCGTCTTCGGCTATTGCGAGGGCTGGGTGCCGCTGCGGGGCTTCGTCGACAAGGGCCAGGGCATCGACGGCCGCCCCCATAATGCCTGGATCGAGATCGGCGGCAGTCTGCTGGAGAAAGCGACCGCCTTCGCCGGCTGGGCGGCGCGCGAGGGCGCGGCCTTCTATGTGGTGCCGGGGACGGTCGCTGAGACCGGCAAGGCGAAGGCCGCCGACGTCCGGCAGATGCAGACCGTTCTGGTCGATCTCGACGCGGGCGACATCACAGCCAAGCTCGATCATCTCATCCGGCACCTCGGCGAACCGACGCTGCTCGTTGAAAGCGGCGGCCGCACGCCGGATGGTCTGGACAAGCTCCATGTCTGGTGGCGCTTGAGCGAACCGGCCGAGGGCAAGGACCTCGCGCTCCTGTGTCGGCTGCGCGGCGACATCGCGGTCAAGGTGGGCGGCGACACCCATTTCCGTTCGGCCCACCAGCCCATCCGTTTGGCGGGCTCAGTCTATCACAAGGGCGGTTTCAGACGGCTGGTCAACATCCGCCGCCACAGCCCCCGCGTAGAGGTCCATCTGGGCGATTTCGCCGAACTCGTCGCTGACATGCCGCCGCTGGCAGGTGTTGGTTCCGAGCCCGGACCGGCGATCGACAAACCATCGATCGAGGAGATCCTGAAGACGCCGGTCCGCGAAGGCGGCGCGGACGACTGGTCGCGCTTTCAGGGCGCAAGCGCCGCGATCGGTCACTATGTGCGAATGGCCCACGAAGGCCGCATGAGCCGAGACGAGGCCTGGGAGGCGATCTGTCAGTACAACGCCGCCCAGCTCCGTCCCAGCTGGCCGCTCGAACGACTCGCCTCGGAAGCGCAGCGCCTGTGGCGACTGCACGAGGAACGTCATGGGCCGGCGCTCGAACGGCTCTCCGCCCCATCCATGTCGGCATTGCCGGCCTTCACACTCGGCGCGCTGCTCGATGATCTGAGCCCGATGCCGGAGGACATCATAGCGCCACGGCTGCTGACTCCGGGCGGGATGCTGGTGCTCGGCGGCGCGCCGAAGGTCGGCAAGAGCGACTTCCTGATCAGTCTGCTCGTCCATATGGCAGCAGGCGTGCCGTTCCTCGGTTTCGCGCCAAGCCGGCCGTTGCGGATCTTCTATCTGCAGGCCGAGATCCAGTACCATTACCTTCGGGAGCGTCTCCAGGCCATCCGGGTCGATCCCGCTCTCCTGGCTGCGGCGCGCGACAATCTGGTCGCTACGCCCAAGGTGCGCATGCTGCTCGACGCCGGCGGCGTCGCTCTCGCCGTCGCTGCCGCCCGTGCTCATTACGGACACGGCGCACCCGACATCCTCTGCATCGATCCGATCCGCAACCTCTTCGATGGCGGCCCGGGCGGAGGTGGCGAGAACGACAACACGGCGATGCTCTTCTTCCTGCAGGAGCGGGTCGAGGCATTGCGCGACGCTGTCGCACCCGATGCCGGCCTGATCCTCTGTCACCACACGCGCAAGATCACCAAGAAGCAGCTGGTCGAAGATCCGTTCATGGCGCTCTCGGGCGCCGGATCGCTCCGAAGCTTCTATAGCTCCGGCATCATCATGCACCGACCCGACGAGGAGCGCCCGGAGCGGATGTTGCATTTCGAGCTGCGCAATGGGCCGGGCATCGAGCCCATGGTCGTCGACAAGGTCGGTGGGCGCTGGGTCGAGATCGACCGCTCCGAGACAAGGCTCGTCCGGCGCGAGTTTGGCGAGAAGCTCGACGCCGAGCGCGTCCGCAAGCATG